CAACGGTCTTTTAATTTTTATAACCGTTGTATGGTACAAATTAAAAAGCCTGATCCGTGGATTGATATTATGAAATTTGCTGTTAATGATTATTTTGCATATTTCTTATCCGATCAGACTAATCCTGCGCCTTGTGAATTGGCGCTTCAGAAAAAACGTGGTTGCCTTCTATTCGGTACTGCGAGTCGTTTTGCATTCAAATTATATCGCAATTCATGGACTCGTAATGGTCGCCATAATGATGGGTTAAAAAGACTTTGGATAAGCTTTTTGACTTCCCTGTCTCAGGGGGTCAAGGGATCTTGTCCAAGGCCGGGACCTAATCGAATAGAGGATTCTCTAAAAGGTACTTTAAAAGCCCTTTTTCTTCCGCCCATATTGAAAGAGGTGAAAGAGAATCCTGATAAGCTCTTTGAAAGTGTACCCGAGGTTGATAGTGTTTTCCATCGTCTCAATTACGATTGTATTTGGGAGGAAAAGAGATCTGGTGATTTTGAGTCTTGTATACCTTTTATGAGATCTAATCATTGGTCTAGAGAAAGCGCTTTAACCGCACTTCGTTCTCAGATCCGACGTCGGGTCAGGGAGCTTTTTAAGGATCAGAAGTTTTCTTTTAATGAGGCCATTGACGCGGCCTTTTTCCCTAGTACTTCTGCAAATTACGTTAATTCTCGAAATAACGGTGGTTCAGTTACTTCTATTCTTGGACATCCAGAAATTAATGAATATCTCAAATCCAATAATGATCAAACTGATCCTAGACATTTTTTTGAAAAAATACTTGATGCTCGACCTACCTTTATTGAAGACCAATATATTGGTCATATTGTTTCAAAGGATAAGGTCAAAGATTGCATTTCTTTTGCTACTAACATGGCGAGACTTGAGGCAAAATATGAGCCAAATTTAGTCTCTGCAGTCGGTTTGGCTGAAGCGTTCAAGGTTAGGGTTATTACAAAAAGCCCACCTTTTAGGACGTACAGTTTGAAGCCGTTGCAAAAGTTTATGCATGACGTCTTGCGTAAGAACCCCTGTTTTATGATTGGGGAGCAAGTGTCGGAGCAGTATTTAGAGAAGAGACTCGGGTATTTATTCCCGTTTAAGACAAAGTTTTTATCTGGTGATTATGAAGGAGCTACAAATAATCTCCTTTCTCAGTTAGCTGAGTTCACCTGTGATATCATAGCACATACTCTAGGTTTTAATGACACGGATCTTCATCGATTATTTGTCGACAGTCTAGTTAATCATCAAATTGATTTGGATGAATTTACTAAACTGACTGGTGAAACCACTGATGGTTACCAGAAGAACGGTCAGTTAATGGGAAGTATAACTTCTTTTCCCATTCTATGCATTATTAATGCAGCC